ATCCCCTGATCGTGGCATACCAAGTCAACAATGGCTTAATGATTCCAACATAGGCAAAAGCTGACCCGCCCACCCATCCGAAATACGGCCTCCATCCGGCCACCCAGACGCTTGCGTGTTGCGCCTCCCTGGCGTTGATCTCCAACTGGGCGATGACCTGTTTCAACTCGCCTTCTGCGGCCATCCTCAGAAACTCTGCCTCAGCCTGACGCTTGGCTTCCGGGTCAGGAACAAAGCGGTCGAGCAAGGTCTTACCCATCTCGAACAGCGGACCAAGGATCATCGGGTTCATGGGTACACCTTACGGTCAAGTTCAAAATGTGGGCCATCCTTGACAACCCAGTCACCGCCCCACTTGATCGGGATCTCTAGCTCTTGCGAGGCTTGCTTCATCGCTACTGCAATCGTGTCATACAGCGGCCAGGACCAATCGACCTGATTGTCTACCCAAGCACCAAGATCCACAGCATGGCCGGTCAGGTGTCGGCTACTCATCGTCCAACTGCTTCCGGCCTCCATCAATTTGCGCTGCCGCTCTTTCGTGCGCAAGCCTTCAAGCACTGTGAAGTCCACTCTGCTAATCTCAATGGCGCGTTTGACCACCCGCAGTAGGTCGGGATGCACTCCTTCGAGCCGCTCTAGAGATCGTTTGCCAAGGGTATACTTCATAGTCCGAAGAACTTCTTAACGAAGGTTGCGGCCACCCCGGGACCAAAAAGAACGGCAATGATCGTCGCGTAGAGCAGATACTCAATACGGTTCATCCGGCGCTCGCCTGCTTGGAATGCCTTTTCAATGCCTTGGTATCGCATGGCGCACTCGCGCTCATGAGCCTTCAGGTCGCCCTCAAGCTGGGCTTGTTTGACATCAATGTCGGTCATGACAACCATCCATCGGCAAGTTGTTTTGCTTGAGCACGAAATGCTTGATAATTTGCATACTCATCTGGTTTTGTGTCTTTATTGTTAATGGTTGCGATTTCCGCACCTGTACTGTACATTGATTTAATAATTGTCTCAATGATTTGCGATCGCGTATCGTTGCGCCCGCACAAAGCTTCATTGGCTTCCCAATACACAATGGTACCCTGCATGTCTTGACGCGTTTTTTGCTCAATGTTCCAGTGTATGCGTAGCTCCTGCCCCGATACTTCATAGGGCTGTATTGCATACCCCGCCTGTATTTTCATACCGCACCTCGTAATTGTTTCGGAAACCAGTTAGTCAAACACGAAACCTCTGCCCGCCAAAGCTTGCGCCCGTTGCATCGCTTTACCCATCCTTTGTACGCCATCAACACACTTAATGCTTCATCCCAATTTATCATGGGGGCTGAACGCCGAATATTCTTGCAAGCTTTCTTAAACTTTTCCGCAATGTTTTTTCTCAACCTTGTTCGCAACGGTTTGAATACGTAACCGACAAAATCTACGCCTTGTGTATGCACATCGTACACCGTCCAATTCGGTTTCAACTTAAGCTTCAAAGCGGTCAGTTTTTCCTCAATTTGCTTTCGTATCGTTTGTAAATCCTCTTTACTGTTAGAAAAAATTACAATGTCATCACAATAGCGAAAGTATGCAGCAGGCTTGACAATTTGTTTCATCCACCAATCAAATTGATTAAGATAAATGTTCCCTAAATGCTGGCTTGTGTAATTTCCAATAGGTAAGCCTTGTGTCGAATTTACGATGTCATCGAATAACCACAATGTATCCTTGCATTTTATGTGTCGGCGCAAACACTGTTTCATGAGTTCGTTATCAACAGATGGGTAATATTTGTGAATATCCACTTTGATTGCATATCTTGGGCATTCTGTTGAGCGCACTAGTTCTTTGACGCGCCGAGCCGCATCTGAAGTTCCCCTTCCTGGTATGGATTGATAAGTGTCACGAATCATAGACTTGATAAGCAATGAACCTGTGATGTTGAGAAGTGCGTGTTGCACAATCCGGTCAGGAAAATAGGGAAGTTTGTAAATTGTGCGAACCTTCCTTCCATCGCTTCGTTCTTCTATTTCATAGGGACTTGTGGTAAAAGTTTTGTTTATGAGTGAGTCTTGAATATGTTTAGCGTATTTTTCCACATCTTCATTAACCATCTTTACTTCGTTGTAAAACGCTTTGCCTTTTCTTGCCATACGGTGAGCAAGCTTGATATTTTCCAAATCTATAATTTTGCCCCATAAATTGCCATGCCTTTTCATCGCTGTTCACACCCACGCTGTTCGGTTGCCCTACCAAGCGTTAATGGGCTGACATATTCGCTCTTGCGAGCAGGAGTATTGTGATTTCTTGCAACAGCGGTCTGCGTGCCAATATTACGATTCGCATTCGATGCGTCATTATTCGCATTCACATTGAAGACACCGGCATTCGTGCCATTATTCGCGTTCCTGCCGACATTGACAACGTGGTCGATGCTCACAATCACCCCTTTCCGAGAACCCCCGAAACCTTCTTAAAAAGCGATCCGCGCGCCAAAACCACGACCCGCAAACGAAGCGTCAATATGCGCAAACACAACGAAGACACCGGCATCCGCGCCATTATCCGCGGCCCCGCCGACAAAGACAACGCGGTCTGCTGATGTACTGCCATACCAAAAATCCGTTGTGTAAGTGCTTGAGGATCCACCACCACCTGTTGAGATAAAAAAGTTGTTGACCGCAGCAAGGGAGCCTGGGTAATCAAACCCTGTTTGTGCCGCCGCAGTAATCTGCGTCATATTTGTGTTGACAGTATCGCTGAAATCCGCGCTGTTGTTGGTGTAATCCCAAACAGCAGCATTAGTTCCTACACCGCCAGCGGCATTGACAATAACGCCATCAACCCAATTCCAAACACTGCCATACAGATTTTCGATGCCTCGGTAGGACATGTAATCCGTAACCGCCCCGCCTGCCGTGTTGACGCTCGTGGTGCCATTTCCTGTACTATTGCTCAGACCGGCTTGTGATGCTCTGCTATCCCCCTGATTGCCTGACGGGGCGGGCCAGCTTGAGAATGACGTATTGCCGTTACCGATAGCAGATTGCGAGTAAAACGTCTGGTACTCAATGAGGTACAGTAGTTGAACAGCGGCATAAAGCGTCCAATCACATACACGCCAGCCTGTGCCACGGTTTGCTGCCATAGAACGACATTGTGCGCGGGTAACCCCACAAGCTGGATAAACGCCTGACACGGACGCTAACTTTGCTGTGCCCGTGTTCCAACTTTGCCCAGCCCCAACATTTTGGTCGTAATTCAATCCCGATTGAAAAGTGCTTCCCGTTGTGTTAACGCAAGCGTCATAAGCGCTGATGTAGCGAAAATCAACGGCTTTCCCATCCTTGTAAAACGCAGGATGCAGACTGAACCCGGATAACGGCTGATCCGAAATCGACCATGTAATGATACTGCCACTCACCTCGCGCTTGGTGTAAAACGCTGGAATTTCCACCATCACCATGCCGTCTGCGCCTGTAAGCACAGCAGTACTTCCATCTGCTTTTTTAGTGCTGTCCGCAGGATCAAGGTAGTAATTCACGGTTCCGTTATCGGCAACCAAACAGCGTTTCATGTTGCGATGAATGTTCGTAATAACCGGCGACCCACCACCGTAAGGGTTTGTGCTTGCTGCAGCAGGTGAAGACGTAGAGGAATTCCAGCTAAAACTGCTGACGCTCGCTATGGTTTGTGCGTAAATTGCATTGGCATAAACCACTGTTGTGCTTACTACGCCAGTACCTTTTGGCGTAAGGTTTATGTTTATATTCGCGTCCGACCCAGTTGCCGATAATGTTGGTCCCGATCCTGTTGCTGCGTTTGCAACTGTTATTTCATTTACGGCAGACCCGGTTGCAGTAACACCAAATACTTCGTTACCGTTGGTATCGTTGATGCTGGTGACGATCCTCGGTGAGGTCATCACTTGCGTGCCCGTAAACGTCTGCCCTGCATCCGTTCGAGCAACACTGGCACTCGTACTCGGAAACGTCATCGTGGTGCCATCCGTACCGTCGAGCGTTAGAGTCTTGCTGGCCGTAAAGGTTTTCCCGTCTGCAATGGTCAGCGTTGATCCTGTTGCGGGAGGCGTAATCGTTACCTTTGAATCCTGAACCAGCTTGCCTGTCGTTCCGTTAAACGTCACGGCTCGGTTCGTGACCGCACTTGCTGGACCTACGACATCACCACCTGTTGCTCCTGCCGGATCATTCATAAGCAAGAACTGCGTGCCGTCATACATCACATCCACAATCGCATTTGCAGCAATAGTTCCTGATGCAAGCGCCGTAGCATCCTGAAATGTAATGTTTTTTGCACCTTGCCCGTTCACATTGACCGTCGATGCTGCTGTATTAGCGTTTAGCGCTTTGAATTGAATACGCAACCCTGCGGTGTAGGTAGTAGTTACTCCGGTTAACGTCACAACGTAGGCATTGGCCGTTCCTGTATCGACTGCGAAATTGCTGTACGAATTTGCGTCATTTACAGTGCTCGCTACTGCCGTAAAGTCCGCATCAAGATTTGTCAGCGGGATTGCCGTTGTTGCAGTAGCAAACGTGTTTGGAATAGTAACTGGCTTAGGCATTAGAACCTCACTCGTAATTCGTGTTCAAGTTGGAATCCGTTGTAAACAAATCCCGGCGATGTTGAGGTGACAGTAAAACCGATGTACTTGCCGTACTGTTGCGCATCGTACTTGTAGAGCGCGTACCCAGTAGGAGTCCATGACACCGTCTGCCCTGAGTTGTTGGTCCAGGTAATGGTTTGCAGAAAGTTGTTGGTCCAGTTGATGCCGTTAGTCAGAGTAATTGTCGAAGACACCTGATTTTCAGAATCCACTGTCGCAAGGATAACCCCTACTCCTGAACTAGAAATCGTGGCTTCTACTCCAATCTTGAGCGCCTGTTTCGTGCGGATCGGATCGTTCAACGACCACAATGCGGTTTTTACAAGACTTGCAATGTTTGAGGTTGTGTCATTATATAGTTTGTACACTCGTCCATTTTCTTGCAACCCAAAGGCGGTAAGTAATCCGGTCAACGGCGAGGAGTTTATGTGCGTGATTGCACCCATTTCTGTCGCAAACCACTTACGATCAAAGAACACAAGTTGCAGCTTACGTAATGTGCCGCTGTCGTTGTACGTCACCGACCACGCTGCTAGCAGAATGTTGTAGATCAACACTTGGCACGCTGTCACCGGATAATTAAAGTCAATGAACGGAAAGATGTTGTCAAGCGCATCGCTGATCTTTGTAGTTGTAGCCCCTACTAGTGCGTAGACTCCATAGCGATTCATGAACAGAATGCTACGGAAGTAGGCCACAATCGCATCATCCAGATCGGAACCGATGCTCGCACTCACGTTTGTGTTGGTGAACAAAGTTTCGCCCGTGACCGCGTTGACGCGCACATCCGAGAACACATTGATGGAGTTTGCACCAAACACGTAGAGGAAGTTATTGGCGCTGACCATCTGCGTGATGTCGCCGTACAGCGTTCCATCCGTGATCGTGATGTTGCCTGAGCTTATCGAAGTGAAATCCGTGTAGGACTCCACAGCACTGAAATAGACCGTGCGCCCCTCCGCAATCCACACGCGACCCGAAAAAGTCGCAATCGCTTGTCCGTTTTGTGAGAAGAGCGCAGCGGTTGCGGTTGCGTTTGTGCCCGCTCCTCCTGCAATCGTGACCGACGGGGCACTCGTATAGCCCGATCCTGGCTCTGTAATCGTGATGCTGTTGATAACTCCTGACGATTGTGTCGCGGTCGCGGTCGCCTGCACGCCCCCTGTCTGGTTGGGTGCACCAATCGTTACGGTCACCGGATCGGTATACCCTGAACCTCCTGCGGTGATGGTGATGGTCGCTACGCTGCCAATCTTGACCAGATTGGTTCCGTCCCAGTTAAAGTATCCCTTGCTCGGCGTGATGATCAACGCACGTTCGTTCTTCCACTGCGCTACCTTGTTCCCGGCGTTATCAAAAGTCCCAGCGGCAGCGACCGTTGTCAATACATTAGTAGACAAATTCAACGCTTCGCAACTGCCATCGGTTTGGAAGATCAGCAGGAAGTTGACGCCTGCAATGTTGATCGGTGCGCTGTACTCTGGTACGCTTGCGGTGATCGCAAAGAGCGCTACGGTTCCACCGCCTGCAAGCGTTCCTGTTGCCGTCGCCACGATGATGTCCCCTACTGCGGGGATGGCGGTCAGCGTACTAAAGAAGGCTTGCCATTGCGCGAGACTGCTTCCAAGCGCAGCAACACGATACGTCTTCCCGGTAATTACCGAGGTTCCTGCTGTAGCAACCGCTGGAAAAGACGTTGGCACGATACGCAAATTTCCGAATCCAATCGGCATTGCGTTTTCCAACCACGCAAACTCGTTTTGATCAATCGCGGTTCGGTTGGCCTTGGTGTTAAGACCCTTGAAGTCCTTCGTGACATGATAGGACTTGCGCTGCTCGGTCTGCGCCATGTCAGTATGGCGAACTGAACGCCGTCGGCAATCTGCGAGTCATGGAGGAGGCAATCACTGCGCGTGCCTGCTTGTCATACTCCACTTTAAAGATCTCGGCCTCGCCGTAACTCTGCTCCTTGTACTTGGCAAGGTAGGCTGCGTAGAATTTGATTGGCGAGGTGTACGGTGCGGGAATAGTTTCGGCTTGCGAGCTAGAGGTCAGCGCCTCGGGCAACACTACGGCATCGACTTCAATGACATAGGTTTGATCGGGGATTGGTCCGAAATACACTGTGGTCAGACCGTAGAGCGAGAACGCAATCGGCCTGCCTGTGTAGTTCTGCCAGAACCGGAGTTGCGCGTTGAAGTCGGTCCACGCCAGATACCGCAATGGGATACGCGTGTTTCCCCAGTACAAATTGATGTTTAGGACATCAAGTATGCTTGCTGCATACGCGGGTAGCGTTAGAGCCGTGAGATCGAGCGTCTCAACATTGACGACTGCTGAATTTGTGTCTAGATAACGCAGACAACCTGTATCACGAACGATACGGTTGCGCGCATCGTTGATGTAGTCGGTTAACTCTGTGTCAGTCCAGAATACTCCGGTCGCGTCGTGCAACAGCCGCCGTACCTCGGTAATGTATCCCGAAAGAGTTGCCATTGCGGTCTCATACGTTTGAGGTTTTTGGCTCCATCACCTGTCGGGGCAACAGATGACAGAGCTACTCAACCACCAGAGGGGCTAACAACTGGTTCCTTAGAGCGTCAGGATGTCGCCAAACACATACACATCTGCGGTCGCAGCCCCTCCTTGCGCCGTCGTGAGCGACAGGTACAAGTTCGGGATGCTGGACTTCACGGTAATGTTTGCGCTACCTGCGGTGTTCAAAGTCAAGTCTAGAAACAGCGCTGATGTAGTCAACGTGGAGTACGCTTGCGCTGCCGCAACGACCGCTGTCCCGCCTTTGTTTACAGCGGTATACACGCCGCCTGCTGCGGTGCTTAGGCTCGCAGACGCATTGGTGACGACAATCCTGCGCAAAATAAATTTGGCGGGCGCGTCGTACATCACGATCTGCTGATCCGACGTACTGTTGTAGTCTGCTCCAATCAGACTGCCAAGCAGGATTCCTCCGAATCGTGTCGGCAATTCATTGGCAACGCGATTACCATCCATGATTCACCTCACGTTGCGTTATAAGTTCCCGACACTGCCAACCCGCCATTAACGGTAAGAACCAACGCAGTGACCGTTCCCGACGACGACACCCATTTGACATTGATGCCATCCGAGAACACAGTTCCCCCCGTGTTGGCCGCAATCAGGGTTACCCAACTCGTTCCGTTGTTCGCTTGGATTGATAGATTCGCAACAGGATACACCAAATAGAGACCCGCAGGAATGATTACGTCAGCACCTGCTGTGACTGCTTGGGTTTGGTAGTCAAAATACGCACCAGCGGTATCGGTATTTGTCGAACTTGATGCAAGGATCAGTTTCGGTAGACCAAGAGCCATGATGTCCTCCTAGAGCGTGAGCGAGTTGTAGCCCGTCACCTTTGTCATCGACTTAGGCTTGGTACTGACAATCTCGGCAATGGTCAAGACCGCTCCGACATACCCAATTTGCCAATTCGGGAGCGTGGATTCGAACCCTGTAAAGGCAAACTGTGCTTGATTGTGTACATAGAGCGACAGATAGTTGCTGTTGAGCAGGTAGAGCGTGCCTTCTGGGCAATACGGATCGGGATAGATTGGGATGCCTGCCACCATCAAGGCCCGGAACGCTGAAGTTGGACCTTCTTCCCCTGTTGCAAAGTTCGACCCAGGCGTGATCATGTAGGTTTCTTGCCCCACAAAATCTTGCGCGAGTAGCGTCCAGGTTCCAAAACCGCATACGCCAAACGTCGGCATTTCTGCTGATTTCTTCACCGTACCGCTGATGTACTGAAGGACGTTTTGCCGCGTCGGATTGACCGAGCCTGCGGCGTATTCGCTCGACGCCCACCAACTATAGGTGGAGCGGTTCAACCCTGCATAGGTGCCTGCGGAATCCACGGCGATCGGAAGACCTGTGAACCTTTGGGTGTTGGTGCCGTCATCCGTGTACGCGGAGGTTGCCATCGCATCCATCATGACGTTGGTGCAATCGTTCATCCGCGCCTCGATCAGCGGGATGATCGCATAGTCCTGCTGCACTGCACCTTCCATCCCGAGGAACGGCACCGGCGCAATCATGAGCTTCAGATTCCACTCAGCGTTGTAGGCACCCTGCTGTACTGACGGTTGCGCAAACGATCCCGAGTAGTCCGACCATTGTGCGTTGACGAACTGCGCACCTTGGACTGGCACCGTGACCGAAGAGACACCGCCCGAGGCGGTCTGGCTGTTGGCAAGCAAAGCCGCCATCAACGGGGTTGAGTTGTAAAGTTGGACGATCAACTTGGGGATGAACGCCCGACGCGTCACATAAGTCAGTTCGTTGTACTGACTTGTGCCGCTGGCTGGGATGATACCGCCACCAATAGGCATGATTGATTTCCTTTAAGAAACGTAGCCCCTACTAAAGTCCAATCGGTCTGCGCGGTTGCCGCAACTCGGTCAGTGCCTGTTGTGCAGCATCACGTGCAGCATTCTGCGGGTTCTTGAAGAAGTTCTTCAAGTCCCAGTTGTTCAACACCGGAGCGCCCTGAAAGATCGGCGTGGGTTTGTCCACCGACTCCGCCTGCTTCATCCAGTTGAAATAGTCTGCTGCGGTATCATGATCCGCAATCCTCTTCTCGATCATGATCTTTTCGACCTCTTTGATTTCCTCGTCGCTTTGCACTTTCCCGGAGTTCTTCAACCGGTTGCGGCGCTCATCCAACACTTGACGGGCGTCGCGCTCCCGCAACTTCGCTTCGAGCGAGTCGATCTTGCTCTGCATGTGCTGGCGCGTGGTTTCCATCCGGTCTTGGATCTCGATTTCGGGAATCGGCAGATCTTGCCGGATCTTCTTGGTCAGGCGCAGCGCATCGGCACGCGTGGTTGGGTTGTCGTGCAGCTCTTTGGCGAGCAGTGCCAGTTCCCGGATGTCGCCATCCGAGAGGTTTTCGAGTGACATGTTTAGCCCCTAGGTCCGATCAGATGACTTTCTTGGTGTCACCCGGGTTGGACAAGTTCATGTTGTTCTTGCTACCGCCTTTGGCTGCGTCGGAAAAGCCGCCAAACTTGCTGAAGCGATGCGGGTTGACAATCTGCCCGTTCTCTTTCTTGTCATCCAGAGGACGGCGGATGGTTTGCGCACCGCGTGGTTTGAAAAGATCCATAACAATCTCCCTAGATAGGTAACGGAGGTGAACTGAGTCCTTGCACAGGCGCAGCCGCCAAAGACCGCATCGCAGGCGAAGCAGCCCCGGTTTGCGGCAAGGATTGTATCATCTGCATGATTTCTGCGGGAATCAACTCGCGTGTTCTGCCTCCGGTCTCGCCAAAAACCCTGGCAAGCGACGACAGCACATCCAGAATCTTTTTGCCTTCGACCGATTCTGCCCCGAAAGCCACCAGTGCCTGCTGCATCAGGTCCATTGCCATCTGCACATTGACCTTGGCACTCGCCTGATCGCCCTTCTTGTCTTCCGGCGTCAGCATCGGCGCACCCATCGGAGGTGTTTCTGCCCCCGATAGCGCGGGTTTGGGCGGTTCTTCCACCGGCGCAGGGGGTGTTGGTCGCCCGCCACGCATCACTTCCATCAACTTGTCCGAGGGTACGCCCATGTTTTCTCACTCAAATTAGTTCAGAGGAGAGAGGATGGTTTCCCGTCCCTCCCCCAAGAGAGCGCGGACTGACTACCGGCACCCTTTGCGTCCTTTGCGTGCCATGATGTTCTCCTATCCTGGCGCGGCCACCTGATTGCTCGGGCAAGCAGCCATACCCGTTGCTGCTGTCAACGACGGGTCTTGCGACCGCGCATCATCTTGCGTGCGTACATTTGCAACTCCTAACGTGACGACATTCGGTTATCGACTGGACGACTCCCGCGCTGGATGGCATTGCGTGAGAACGTCATTTTTGGAGCACGGGCCGTTTTGGCTAACGACTTCTGGGTCATGCGGGGCTGATCCCCAGCGGAACCATACGCTTGTTTCATGATCTATGCAACCCCCTGTAGTGCAGCGTCTGCTGCGGGTTCGGACATCTTCTTGAGATCGTCCTTCAGCAATTGTTTCATAGGTGGTTCGAGCAAGTCAATCAACCTTTCCTTGGAGATGGCTTGTGCCTTGAAGAGATTGAACGCCAACTCGCGGGTGTCTTCCATGAAGATGGGAGAGTTTGAGTGTGCATCGACCTTGACCACGAAGTCAGGCGTGAACTGCTCGGCAATGAACGGTGTGCCGTTCGTGTCTTCGTAGCGTCGATCCTCATACCGGCGCATCAGTTTCAGGTACATCGTTGCCACTTTTTCGAGCGCATCCTCGATGACCAGAGCGCGGCGTTTGGCACGGCTTGATCCCATGCGGGCCAGTTGTGAGGCGTGTCCAGCGCTGCGCACCCCGGTTTCGCCGCGTCCCTGCAACACCGACACGATGCCGGAGGCTTCTGCAAACATTGCATCGATTTCGCTAATTTCTCGGAATAGATCGTTGGGAATGCTGGGTGCGAGCTGCTCCACTTTTGCGTTCGGCTGATCGCTGTAAAGCAGTCCGCCGGCACGGTTCAAGGCGAAATTCTTCTCGTCCGGGATGCCGAGGAACCCGATCAACGCGGTCGGCGGTGAGACTTGCTTGTTGAGCAAATCGAGGATTTCGGACATGCGTTTGTTGCGCATCTGCTGCAAGAACACGAGGCGTGCCACCTCGGACATGCCCCAATAGTAGTCATATTGCGGGTTGGGGCACACCTGAATGAGCGGCACTTCGCCCTTGAGGTAGACCGAGGCCATCTCCCGGTCATAGATCACCACGTCTGGATCGGCAATGGTGACGAACTGGTAGTCATCGATCTTGTCGTTCCAGAGGTAGAGTTCGCGCATTTCCACCAAGTCTTCGGCCACGCGTGGTTTGTAGCGTGAGATGCCGCCAAGGTCGAGGTTGACGTTGCCATAGATCGTGGGGTTGACCTGCGACATAATGAGGCGTTCGACGCCTTCGGGCATGTCGGCCTGCGACTTCTCATTGGAGGTCACGCGCTTGACAATTTCTTCCCGGCGCGGGTGGTTGTACAGTCTGGAGTACAACTCGGATTTGGTGATGTAGTACTTCTGGCAGAGGGCTTCCTGCCGGTCGGTGTTTGAGAGGTCTTCGCGGAGCACTCCAACCTGTCCGGGTTCCACGACATAGGGGTGGATGCCTTTGTTGTAGACCAGTTTGATGAAGGTACTGTTGTAGCACAGTGCCCAGTTGAGTGCCTGACTGAACATCTGATCCGCGTTCGAGTTGAGCCATTCGTCGTTGAGTGCTTGACTGAGT